TTACTTAAAGTAGCAGAATCATTAGTTAAAAGACCATCTAAAGCTGGTGTTAAAAAACTCAAAGAAGCGCATAGAGAATGGTGGAATTGGAACTTTGGTGCAGATATAGTATTAAATGGTAAGTTTAGAGATAGTCTTGTTGAACTTAACGAAAGAGATGATGCTGGTACTCACTTAGATAGATTAGCTAAAATAGTTGGTAAAGCAAAAGATTTCTTCGCAATCGGTAAAGAGTTAGATAAAGGTGGTTACAAAAAGAAATACTTTTATAGTTCTACTATGATGCCAATGTATCAGATTGAAATCGATGGATTCAAATTTGGTATCGTTAATAAGAAGTATGTTGATAAAGGTGATAGAGAAGTTGGAAGTACCGCAATCGGTTTGATGGAATCTATGAAGATGAACGAAGCTAAGTACGATATCGGAATGGCTCGTAAAGGAAATGGTATCACAGTTTACAACAGAGCTGAAGAAGAAAATGGTGATTACAAAAATGTAGCTCACATTGATAATAAAGGTAAGATAAAGTATTACGATAAAAAAGTTCCATCTAAGGTT